TGTAACTGTAACATTAAAAAATGATTATACAGTTAATGAAGGACTAGAACATTTTTATTTTCATATAGTAGATTCTACCAATACTAATGTAGTATTAGGAAGTAGTCCAAAAATTAGTGTTACAGATACATCTGCAGCATCTTATACATTAGCTTTATCTCCTACACCAGTAAATGAAGCAACTAGTTCTACATGGACTGTTAATACAACAGGTGTTCCAAATGGATATACATTATATTATACAGTAGAAGGTACAGCAGCTACTAACGCAGATATAGAAAGTTTAAATGGTTCTTTCCAAATTAATAATAATACTGGTACTTTAACTATTCCCATAAGACAAGATTTTGTTACAGATAATGCAGAAACCCTTATAGTTAAACTTAGACAAAATTCTATTACTGGTATAGTATTAGGAATTTGGAATACTGTTACTGTTAATAATGTTGCTTGGTCATTATCTATTACTCCAAATAAAACAACTGTAAATGAATCTAGTGCATCTACTTCTGAATCTGTTACATTTGCTATTGCTACAAGTGGAGTTCCAAATGGAACAAAGGTAAGACTTTATCCACAATATGTAACTGGAAATTCTACAATATTTTCTGATGTTTCTCTAAACTCCACAAACCCAGAATTTAATGCTTTTACATATAGAGAAGTTACTATTAATAATAATGCAGCTACTGAAACTTTATATATTGGTAGAGATGGTTTAATTGAAGGATCTGAAGTTTTTAATGTAGCAGTTAAAGATTTTCTAGGAACTACAACTATTGCAACAAGTCCTAATATAACAATTACAGATACGTCATTTATTGGTTCGCAAAAAACTGATAAGACATTTGGGCCTCTTGCTGTTAATAGAGATGGTGGTAATGCAAATAATGTTTCAGATTGGTATACGATATGTAACCTAGATAGCTTACCAAATGGATCTAAGATTGCTGTCTATATAGATACTTCTGGAAGTATGACACAATCTACTATTCAGGCATCTCATGACTTATTAATGCAAAAATTAAATGCTAGAAACATGGATGTTATAGTCGTAACTAACCCCAGTGAAGACTGGATTACACCTTTCCAACAAATATTGAATTAAATTTTTTATGATTACACTTGATGATGTGCAACATGAGTGGACTATTGATTCTAAAATTGACCCTGAGTTATTAGATGAAGAGTCTATAAAAATACCACAATTACATAGCAAATATCTTAAGTATCTTTCTGATGTAAAACTACTTAAGATTAAAAAAGAAATGGAGTATAAGGTTCTACTTCGAGAGAAGTTTGAATATTATACTGGTAAAGCAGATGAAGAAGTTTATAAAGAAAAACCTTTTGATCTAAAGATTCTAAAACAGGATCTATCACTATACATGGAGTCTGATACGGATATTCAAGCTTTGCTTGCCCGTATAAATTACTATGAAGAGATCATGTTTTTTCTTGACAAAGTTCTCCATTGTTTAAACAATAGAGGATTCCAAATTAAGAATAGCATAGATTGGCAAAAATTTATGCAAGGTAGCATCTAATGTCTGATGTCACTATTCAGAAGAAGAATGAGGTATATCTAAAAGTTGATTGTGAACCACATATTAAATATGAACTTTCATCATATTTTACCTTTGAGGTTCCAGGCGCTAAATTTATGCCACAATATAAAAGACGACTCTGGGATGGAACTATCAAACTGTTCAGTCCAGCAGAAGGAAAGATATATTGTGGACTATATGATTACTTAACTGAATGGTTGGCTGAGAATGGGTATTCCTATGAGGATAAAAGAAATGATGAGTATGGATTGCCCTGTGAGAGGAATGAATTTATTACAGCACCAGGCGTAGCGGATTTCGTAAAGTCATTAAATATTCCATTAAAGGTAAGAGACTATCAATATAATGCAATATACCAAGCTTTAAAATATAATAGAAGATTATTACTATCACCTACCGCATCTGGTAAGTCATTAATGATCTATGCTATTACTAGATATTTTGTTAATAAAGAAGATAGAGTTTTAATAGTAGTTCCTACAACTTCATTAGTAGAACAGTTATGTGGAGACTTTGATAGTTATGGATGGTCTTCTGATGAATATTGTCATAAGATATATTCTGGTAGGGAGAAGTATACATCCAAACCAGTAACTGTCACAACATGGCAATCAATATATAAACTACCTAAAAAATATTTTGAATCATTTGGATGTGTTATAGGAGATGAAGCTCATTTGTTTAAAGCAAAATCTCTTATTAATATAATGACCAAGTTGCATAACTGCAAACATAGAATAGGTTTTACTGGAACACTGGATGGATCTAATACAAATCAATTAGTACTAGAAGGATTATTTGGTTCTGTTAATAAGGTTATTAAAACTAAGGAGTTAATTGATAAAGGATTCTTAGCTAAATTAAATATCACAGTACTTTTATTACAACATGAGAGTATGGTATTTGAATCGTATCAGGATGAAATGGATTATATTTGTACAATGGATAAAAGAAATAAATTCATTCGTAACTTAGCATTAAATCAAGAAGGAAATACATTAATACTCTTTGCTTACGTAGAGAAACACGGTGAGGTTCTTTTTGATATGATAAATAGTAATGTATCGTCAGATCGAAAAGTCTTCTTTGTTCATGGAGGAGTTGATACTGAAGATAGAGAACAAGTAAGATTAATCACGGAGCAAGAAAACAATGCTATCATCATTGCGTCCTATGGGACTTTTAGTACTGGTATCAATATTAAGCGTCTTCACAATATCGTGTTCGCAAGCCCCTCAAAGTCCAGAATCAGAAACCTCCAAAGTATTGGTAGAGTCCTTAGAAAAGGTACTGGAAAAGAAGTAGCAACATTATACGATATAGCCGATGATTTCTCCAAAGGAGAAAGAAAGAATTATACTTTAAATCATTTAGTTGAGAGAGTTAAAACCTATTCTCAAGAGAATTTTAATTATGAAATTATTCCCGTTAACTTCAGGAGAAAGAATTGATGCAGCACCAAGAATTTACAGGCATTATAAAACTTATAACTAATGAAAGCATCATTGGTAAAGTTTTGGTGTGTGATGGTGAAGAAGATGGATTTGTGATTGAGTATCCATTTGTCGTAACTGAAACTCAATTACAGACTCCTGGCGGAGATATGGTAAAACTTGATTTGCGCCCTTGGGCTAAGTTCTCTAAAGAAGAAATGTTTTTTATAGAAAGAACAAAAACGATCACAGTATATGAATCAGATGATCGCTTATTAAAAATATATCAAAGAACTTTAAAAAAATATTTAACTTACGTTGAAGATCCAAAACAAGCTCCAGACACAGATATTAATAGATTAGATTTGACTGAAGAAATGGGATTTAAAGTAAAAGTACAAGACGCTAGGAATTGTTTAGAAAAGATATTTAAAGACTCTTAAAAAAGGCTATATCAACCCTTGAACCCTGACAGAGTTATTCTACAGGGAATTTAGCCACTTGTCAAGTCTTTTGAAATGTGTTATAGTATGTACACCTAGAAAGGATATAATGGCTGCAAAGAAAAAAGAACATTATGTGAATAATAAAGAATTCTTAGAAGCGATGGTCGTATATCGAACTAAGGTAATTAAAGCTCGTGAAAATGACCAACCAAAACCAAAAGTCCCTGAATATATTGGTTCTTGTTTTTTAAAGATAGCTACACATTTATCATATAGACCAAATTTTGTCAACTATATGTTTAAGGATGACATGATTTGTGATGGTATAGAGAATTGTTTACAGTACATTGATAACTTTGATCCAGAGAAGTCAAAGAACCCTTTTGCTTATTTTACACAGATAACTTATTTTGCCTTTTTACGTAGGATTCAAAGAGAAAAGAAACAGCTTGATATCAAGACACGTATATTAGAGAAGTCTGGATTTGATGAAGTCTTTAGTGCAGATTCATCTGCAATGGGATATGATTCATCTCAGATGAATAGTATTAAAGAGACTCTTGAAATTAAAGTGAATAGATGACAATAGCAATTATAACTGATCAACATCTAGACGGTAGAAAAAATTCTAAAGTCTTCTGGGATTATTTCCTGAAATTTTATGATGATATATTTTTCCCTGCCTTAGATAAGTATAAGATAAAAACAGTATTAGATCTTGGAGATACTTTTGATAATCGTAAGAATATAGATCTTGCTGCTTGGTATAGAATAAAGAAACATTATTTTCAAAGATTATATGACCGTGGTATACAGGTTAAAATGATCATTGGAAATCATACTGCATATTATAAGAATACAAATAGAATTAATACACCAGAGTTATTACTAGATAGAGCATTTGATAATATAGAAATTATTACAGAGATTCAAGATCTTGTTGTAGAAGGAAGAAAGATTACATTTATACCTTGGATTAATCAAGAGAATGAAGAACATGTCTTTGATCATATTAATAGAACTAATGCAAAGATTGCTATGGGTCATCTTGAGATAAATGGTTATCAAGCTTATCCAGGCCATTTCTTTCGTGGTGGTAATATAGATCAAGATTTATTCTCTAAGTTTGAACATGTTTTATCTGGACATTTTCATCATAAATCTGAAAGAGGAAATGTTAAGTATCTTGGCAATCCTTATGAGATGTATTGGAATGATTATGCTGACGATAGAGGATTCCATTTGTTTGATCCTGAAACAATGAAGTTAGGATTTATTAAAAATCCATATAGAATGTTTAGGAAAATATTTTACGATGATACT